CCCGAGAATATCTTAGCAATATCGGCAGAAGTTTCCTTAATCTCTTTGTCGGTTGCCTCTTCTGCTGGGGCGATCAATTGTCCAGCAAGATTAGGATCAATAGCCTCAAGCACTTTACGAAGGTAAATGTCATAGCGAGCTTGACCCTGTCTGTCATACTGCGACATTAATTTACCAACTGTATCAAGTTTCTGAAGAACCTTCTCCTCGTCCTGGTTCATACTGTTCCATGTGATATTAAAATCATACACCTCGGCAGTTTCATCGAGCATGAGCATGGCTCCCTGTTCGTTATTTGTTACCCGAAACCATATCTGTGGTCCGCCGTAAGTCCGATCCAAGCACCAAACCCGATTTAAAATCTGTTTGAATCCATTGAGCCATTGATTGACCAAGTGCTGGCGGATGCTGTTTGCTTCAACCGCATCCTCGGGCGATGTTGCCCGACCGGTTATCTTGTTGGCGAGTTGTCTGATTTGCATCTCCACTTCCATCGAGGCTTGCGAATACCTCGGGATCTCCATGAAACCAACTTCTCCCCTTCGGCGGACTGCCAAGGTTGCCCCTGGACCTATCCTCTCGGGACGGCGGCCAGCTAAATGTTCCACGGGTGGCAAGGTACTCATCGAGGCGCGGTCTCGCCGGGCATCCATCTCGGTCTTAACTGCGATTTGATAACTCTTTAAAAGCTCGGGGTAACCTCTTGAATCGAGTAGTCGGTGATTTAGGTTCTCCCTAGTTATGCAGACAAAGGGATAACGACCTTCGTCATATTCCATCGGACTATGAAAACCATGCCCTTCGGCCTCATCCGCCCAGCAAGTAATCGTGCAAATAGGTACATCGTCTTCATCCAATTCTTTGCGATAAGTTGTAATTACCCGAACCATACCCTCATAATCCTGTGTGCCGTAAAAATTACCGGTATCGTATGACATGAGGTCAGAACTATAACTCTCAGGTGCATAAAAGCCCTTACTGTTCTCAAGTACCTCCTCAATCCACTTCTTATCCCATCCCTCATTGACCTTCTGCATGAGAGCCTCGGGGCTGTAATAGTGAATGCAGTGAATGCTCCTGGCAGATTCCAAATCGATTACATTTGAATCGATGATTATTTCTCTGCCCAATTCATACGCCTTAATTGCCGGTCTGTTTACTACCGCCTTTTCAGTCGGAACTTTGGAAACGCCTTTATTGCGAAGTTCATTAATCATCTTCCGAACTCTCCGCTTTTTCAGATTCGGAAATAGCGGAAATAGCATCTCTTCAACTCCCTCTTTCATCTCGGGATCTTGGATTGCCATAGCTAACTCGGGTGACATCTGTGCAATCTCTTCGAGGCTAATATCCTTGAACACTCGAGTGGTTTCCCGCTTCCAGTAAGTGCCGAAGAATGTAATTCCATTCTGCAATAAATAGTTTGCTCCGATGGCGGCTTCCCGAGGAAGTTCCGTCATTGAGTTCATCCGCCATTTTAAAAACTCGCTCACCAACTTAGCCGAGCCAATGTCGGAACTTTCGACGGGAGCGGCTACCAGGTTGGCTTGGCTGAGTGACTGACTAAGTAAGGCTACATCCCCATCAATCAACGGGTTAACCAAGTTTGGCTCAAGATCACTGGAGCCGTCCCAAGGAAATGCCTCCGGACCATTCTTCTTGCCTGACTCATCTTTGCCAGCCCACTCGTTAAATCGACACTCCCTACCCTGTTCCGCTTTATCCATCCAAAAGCTCAAGTCTGCTTTCGCATCTTCAAACTCCTTTTTGATGGCATCTACATCGGGTCCTTTTTCGCTAAATTCCTGTATTTCCATTTTTAATCTCCAATTCTAACATTATTTTTTTTAAATTACTCAGGGCTTTTTTTTCGATCCTTCTCATCGTCTCAAAACCAACCCCGCTAAAGTCTGCTATCTCCTGTAAAGTATGACTCCTCGGATCTCTTCCCGCCTCAAATGCCGCCAAGCCCTCCTCTACCACCATTTCCCTCAACATCAGATCAATCCGCTTCTCCGTCTGATCAGGCGATTCGATACAAATCATCGTCTCCCTCGACTTTTTTGACATAAATTTCCGATTTTGGAGGGTGATTAGCTTCCGGCCTCTTAACGCACCGAGCAATCCCTTCCCGATCATCAAAATGAATGAGCATAAGGCGGGGATTTGGGACGAGTTTAAGCACCCTAGCCTTTTCTATCTGCTTTGCCGGTGGGGAAGGTAAACCCACTTTACTATCCGAATCCTCTACCCATATCCCCCGACAGGTTGAACGAGGGATGCCTAATTGCTTGCTGATCTTCGGCCATGACATCCCTGTTTTTCGCAGAATTACCACCTGGTCACGCTGGCAGTCACTATATTTTCTCACTTTTCCCATAATTAATACCCTCCTCCACCTGTTGAAATTAATTCGTCCTCGCTGAAATACTCGAAGTTGCCGATGCAAAAATACCTGGCATTATCTACGAAATCTTTGCTCGGACATTTTAGCCCAGCACTTGGTTGGTAAGCTTGCATACAACTTATTAGATTTTGACATTCATCGCTGAACATCAATTTAGGCTTATTATCCAAATCCATCTCTTTATCCCGATCCCATGCGAGTAAATTATTAATAGCCTGTAATCCCGTCTCGATGTCTAACGCTTCGGCCGGCTGGACGATTATATCTTCGTCCATTAAATCATCGATAATGTTGGAACTGCCTTCCGACTTCTGATAGCTCGCCGCTCCCAAACGAGGGTCGATTATGCGGATGACCTCACTTTCCCCACATACCTTCTCCATTCTCCTAATCTCATCGGCATAATCCGCCAGGCCGTACCCGTTCGGTTGGGCCGCCTCGCCGGCACTTAGCTTGTCCTTTGTCAGATCAATCCATCCTCCCCATGTGTCGAAGTCAGGAAACTCCTTAACCGCCCAGGCGACTCCATGTGGATCGATTGCAAATAGGACCATTGTCCAAGGCTTTGCTCCCGCCGGGTCAATGGATAATACCCAGTTGGCATCCGAGAAATCGGGAAGATTTTCGGGGGATACGAAGTTACGGTCCGAGAGCGACGGGAAAATGGCCCTAGACTGCCTCACAGGGACTCCATACGCCCGACATAAAATTGTTTCCCTCTTCTCCCCCTCCAACTGATTCTTCATCGCCGCCCAGCCGCCAAAGGGATTCGCCGCTGTATGGAAATAAACCACAGAACTGGCTTTGCGGATGGGCTGTTGAACGAGGGGGACTTCTTCGCCGTCTAATAGGTCCGCTTTCGTTGACTCTATGGTGCGGGCACCGGTGAGCATCGATTTTACGACAGAGTTCCATCCGTCTACTGCGGTGAAGCTGATAATTCCCTTGGAATTGCGGGTCACCGTCCGAAATCGAAGGGTATTTACCCATGACATCGGTACTAATTCGTCCGCCCAATATCCGATATTATGCGTCCCGTTGACTGGATCTTGCGGAGATCCGATCTCTCCTCCTTCAATTGTCGAAATGTCCTGTTGCCAAAATCTAAAAATACATTCAGAGCGGTTGGGCAGAGTAAATTTAGAGGCAGTAAAGCCATTACGAAGGCTGTACATTACATATCCGATTTTCCCTCTACCCAAGGACTTAAATTCTTTAGGTAGGTACTTAAATATTAGTTTCTGCTGAAATTGTATGCTGTTGGCCGAAGTCTCTGTTAAGCACCATATGATCGTGCTGGGGTTTTCAACGAGGGACTGGACTACCCTTTTAGCCGCCCATTCCGATTTGCCAGCTCGATTACCGCCCATAACGAGGATTTCCGAGTGTGTCTTTAACTGCTCATCCGCTAACTTCCAAGTATCCAGTTCAAAGCCAAACCTATAAGGATCACTTCTTTCATCTTTGATCGCTTCCTCACGCTTTTCCCAATATGCGAGGATTGATTCGGGGGACATGGACAGCATCTCTGATTTGGTCAGAGGCGGTAAGGCGGGGTGCGGTGTCCAGGTAAGTGGCATTAGTTCGAGTGTACCATTTTTTATGGCCAGTGGTACGCAATTGGCGAAAAATAGTGAAATTTTGTTCGGACATATTGATAATCAAAGATTTAACATCTAATCCTAACATATTCTAACATATCCTAACATATTCTAGCATATTCTAGCATTTGGGTATGTGGAGCAATGTGGGGCAATTGATGAAAATTTTTTCATGGGCTACAATCGGTCTCGGTGACCGTCGGGCCGCCAAATCCGACCCCCCTCCCCCCCTGTCTGTGTCAACAATCGCATAAAAGTTTTGCTAAGTCGTTGATTATCAGTAAAACGCTATTCGTATAATAATGATTATGTCTAATTGTCCTTGCCAAATCCCTTATTGATAATTCATTATCAATATGTCACACCGATTGAAATCATGCCTACGAAAAGACCGAGAGCATATCAGAAAGCCGAGAATCTTCCGGCTAATTTAGTTGTCGAGGAAGCCTGTCCCGCAGTTTGGACCGGACAGAGGCTTTTCGATAAGAGACCTAACGATTATGCTAAATGCGTTCAGATGCTGGCAGAGGGCTCCACGATCACAAGTATTACAAAGCAGTGTAAGATATCCGCTCATACAGTTGCAGTCGTTAAGTCTCGAGAACAGGAAACACTGAAA